GAGAAGAGAAAGAGTGCCAGAAGGCTTAACAGTTGTAAGCTTGATGGACGTATTGAAGCCATTTAAAATGCTATACCTTTCATCTAAACTACGTAAAAACCTGTAACCAGCATCCATCCAAGATAATTGTTCTTCAGATGCTTGCAAAATTCCGGTTAGCCCGATGCCCATTCTCATGTTTTTAAACACAATTTCTTCCGTCTCATTGTGATGACACGGCAAGGTTAAAGAGTGTTTATTAATTCTATAAAGCAAAGAGAGAATATCAAAGAATTCTTCTTTACTGTCAATATTTGGTAAAAATACTTCTGCTAAGCAACAAGTTTCAAAATTAGCCAGAGACTGTTCTGCACACAATTTGTTACCTACTTATTAGGGGATAAGCATTTCTGTTATCCTCTGTGTATCACTACACAGTTCAGACTATATCATCACCTTCTCACGAAGGGTTATCGTTCGAATCACCTGGTTTTAAACTTATACGCATAACAAGTTAAAAGATGTGGCGCAATTGTTTCGAGCATCTTCTCCAAACTCGAAGCTCTCATTCGCAATTCCCACAGTCCTTTGTTTTGCACTACATTGAAATCCAACTCTAATCTATCCCTGATTGCTATTTGTAGGTAACAATTCTCGGGGTAGCTTAGCATGTTAGTATGTATGTAGTACTGCGGCGCACCCTTAGCAGCGTAGGAGCTGCTTCCATCAGCCATAAACATAATCGTAAAAGCCTCAGCATCTAGAAATTTAACTAGATGCGGATCTAAAACTTTTCTACCATTGAGGTAAATGCGATTACGTATTTTAAATAGCTTTGGGTGCTGAACGGTAGACAGCATGAGCTGTGGTTTCGAATTTTTAAAACCACTGACATTGCTTTTAGTCGTTATCGAATAGCCAATATTCAACTCCGACAAAGTCTTACCAATTGACTCTAAATACTCCCGCCTATCTTCGGTTTGTATAACTCGCAATCTTGCCGTTCCAGGCGCCTTTAGTTCTAGGCTCCCGTCAAACATTGCGAAGTAGTAGAGTCGTTTAAAACAATCTTTCAGGTTCTTCATAGTCGTTACACTTTCTCTTAAGAGATTAACACGGTATTGTCTCGAATAGTGGTTTCCACCGTTTTTAGATAAATTTTCTAGAGAGATCACTCTCTCAAGCCCCTATGCGTTAAGGGTTATAACCTTGAACGTCTGGATCAGGATATTCTGTTTCGCCTAATCTTCCAACTCTTTTTGACAATCTAAGATTGATTAGACCATAAGGCTCCCCCTTACCTTCGTAGCCATGCCAGAAAAACTCATGTAACTCTCTGATATCATCGCAAGCTACAGAATTGTTTGACATTTGTCGCCAAGAAGGAATGTTGCCAAGGTCCCAACGCTTTGCTAGTAAGAATTCTACATCATCTGGATCACCAATAGCAATTTGCGCTGATCGACGCACATTACCAGCTACAATAATATGACCAATAATGTTCATAATATCTAAACAATCAATTGGTCTTACTTTCTTTCCAGCTCTTGCCATTAATATTTCGGAAATCTTCTGAATACCCCAACAAAGATCTTCGGGGCCACTAGCAATGCCTCCAAATCCTTTTATTGGTTTTCCTTTACCCCGAATTACTTGAGTAGAATAAGTAAATGTTCCTTTTTCTACTTTATCAGAAAGAAAAGCAGACTTTAATGTCTTTCCAAGAAGTTTAACCCAACCTTCTCTTGAATCCGGTACAATAAAATCAGCACCGCCGTCATCAAATCTTGTTGGGGCTTTGAACCAATCTCTAACTTCAGGTAATTTTTCTACATTCTTTCTTTGAATATTATAACCTACTCCACTACCTACTGCTAACATGTCCATTGCCCAGCAAAATGGACGAATTGGATCGTCTACCGTTACAAATGCACAATTTTGTAAAGAGGCTAACCCATAACGGTCTACTGTTTTTGTGCCTAGTTGCCACAAAAATCGACCAGCTACGGATCCTTTTAATTTCAATAAATAGTATCGTAAGCGATCTTCTTCCTCTTGATTAAAGCCACAATTTAATTGCGTATTGCAAGCTTTAATTACTCGCTCGACTGTTTCTGGAAATTCTTCCGTTACGTTTGAATCTTCATGAAGCTTCCGACTGTATGTTCTTTTATATGTTAGATAGCCTACTGTGCTCCATGGTGTTTCTAGACTCATTTTTACTCCAATGTATCAAAAGATTCTTTTGGGAAAGATGAAAGTCGCTCTAGCCTTCCAGTCGAGTTATTATAATATGCACCCGGCACATCTCCGGTTAAGCCGGTATGACGGGATTTTAATACACGAATCTTAATTGAGTTTCTTTCTACTTCTTCAGCTGCTATCATATCTCTTGCGAACCCTACAATATCGTAAGAGACTTGTTTAATGCTTCCACTACCTCTAATATCATCTAAAGATGGAAGTCTACCTTCTTCAAATGATTTACCACCTGTGTGCGTTTTTCTTAAATGAGAAACAAGACCAATCCAAATATCGTGTCGCTTACAAGCTCTTCCAAGATCATTCATTGTTTTGTCAATGGCTTCGTTGCCAGTAAGACCTTCGGCGCCCTCTGAAACAAGAATCGTAATGTGATCAATAAAGATGTATTCGCACCCAATTAAAGCAAGATACTCTAACTGTTCTACAATTCTGCCATCAATGATAGACTCTTGGTGATCAATTACTTTAATTTTATGCCCACTAAAAAGATCATCAAAAGGCTCTTTAAGTTCTTCTAATGATATTTCTTCATTTGATGGATTTTTGTATAAAGACATTGCTGCAAATTTTCTAGCAGTTTCTGCAGGAGTCTCTTCTAATGAAATTATCCCAATTTTAGTTGATTCTACATTCGTTAGATGAAGCCCAATTTCTCTCAACATTGTGCTCTTACCCGCCCCAGTCCCGGATACAAATAGAGTAATTTCTCCTTTTCTCATACCTTTTAGCTTTGTATTCAAGCCATCTAAGCAAACAGGATATGGGACTGATTTTTTACTATTGTATTCTTCTAAAGCTTTCCATAAATTTTCAGGGCTAATAACACCAGCAGGCGTATATTGTTGGGCATCCCAAATTAATTTATTAACTCTATCAGATCCAAATTTTACAAGAACATCATTCGCATCTTTGCATTCTGGGATTGCTTGTACAACTTTTAATTTATCTACTCCAAGTATCTTTACAATCCTTGCAAGAGCTTCGTCTCCTGCCTTATCGTTGTCCATCCAAACAACAATTTCTTGGAAAGATCTAAACCATTCTCTTTCTGGAATTAGTGCTTCTGAGCCAGTAGATGAGCTAAGAGCGACGATAGGGTAAATTTTATCATACTTATCAATAGAAGATTGTGCTACTGATAGTGCATCGATTTCCCCTTCAACAAGTACAACTCTTTTACCGCCTCCTGGAAATCTTTCTTTTCCAAATAATTTAAAGCCAGTAGCATTTATCCAAAAGAACCCGGCTTTTGGCAATACTCTTACTTTATAAGAAGCCCCCGCATCGTATGGATAATAGTGTTTGTTAATATTTCCAGTGTCGGGATCGTAAGCTACTCTCACATCGAAGAATTCACAAACTCTCTTTGTAATGCCTCTTTCTTTGAAGCCTCTAATTTGAAATGTTTTAATTTCTTCAATTTCTTTTAGAGGGTCTCTTTTTAAAGATGGTGATTTCACCGGAGTTTCTTCACTCTTTTTATCTGCAGAAAAGAATTTTTGACAACTAAAGCAAAAACTTGTTCCACCTTCATAAATCTGTCTAGCATCAGAACTTCCGCAGTCAGAATCTAAACAAGGCTGATTCTTTTTTACAATTTTGCTCATTAATTAAACCTCTTTTAAAAAGTGATCCTCTCCATTTAGAATTAATTTCATTCTTTCCTTATGTTTATCTGTGATTTTTTCTTTTACCTTCCAACTTACTTTTTCAATTAGTCCATTATAAAATTTATCACTGGACAATGCTTCAACTGTACATAAAGTCCATGTCTCTGCAAAAGATACCGCGCCTCTAGAGCAATACTCTTCAATTACGAAGAATTCAAAGAAATCTCTTCCATTCTTTTTTATACTTTCTGAAAGATACTTATTAGACGTCGTATACCATTGCCAATTGGACTCTTTATTCTTATTCTTAATTCCGCTTCCTAAATAATATTTTCTTCCGATATAAAACTTATTTTCCAAAATATCTTTTACAATATAAACAAAGCCTACTTGCCCCTCTGTGCCAAGAACTTTATCAAATTTCCATACGCCATTCACTCCAAGAGAGTTCTTATCAATTCTTGTTCTTTTATTAAGTGATACGCGTATAATACGCTCTCCGGAGGCGGGTTTGTTTTGGATATTCGGCAAGAAAGTAGGGGACTTCTCTACAGATTTTATTATCTTTATCTTGCTCGGAGATGTCATAATTTTCCTGTTCCGCTACTTTAAATTTAAGTTCGAATTCTATTAACTCTCTAACAAAAACTCTTTTTGGATTTTCAATTTGAAAATAAACAACTCCTACATCATATTTTGATACACTGTCAGTGCATTCAATTGCAATTGACATTAGCTTGTATACTTTTTGTATTTGGGCAACACAAGCTCAAAAAGCTGGAGATCCATTTGTTATAGCGTCTATTGATAAAGATTTAAAGTGTATTCCAGGAACTCATTATAATCTCAAAACTAATAAAAAAGAATT